GGCGGACGTGGACCGTGACGGCTGGGGGGCAGCCCCCCTTTGCGGGTGGGCTTCGTTTACGATACCCCCCTCAAAAATTTTCCGACCTTTTGACGATGATAAACAAAATCAAAATCGGTCAAACAGTAGTTTTATCCTATGCAGAACGTAAGCTCGCTCATTTTTTGGCGAAGCATAGGAATGGTAATAATCGTTATTTCAACGTGACGAACTTGAAGATTAGTGCGGAGTCGGCTGCGGCGGTTGATTTGGAGGGTATGTGCGGCGAAATATCGTTTTGCAAATTGTTCAATTTGTATCCTGATTTGGATACGGATCGTGAGCCGCCGCATCCGCACTATGACTGTGTTCTTTCGAATGGGATGAGGGTGGATGTGAAGACGACGAAGTACGAGAATGGTAAGTTGTTGGTGGATGCGCGTAAGGGTAAGAAGACGGATGGCGTGGATTTCTATGTGTTGATGACTGGAAGTTTCCCTGGGCCGTATGCGTTCAGGGGATTCATTTCGAAGACGAAGATCATCAAGCCAGAGAAGATTGGCGAACTTTGCGGGTACAAGAGCTACATTGCGGAGCAGTGGGAGTTGAGTGAGTCCGCTAAATCTGATTGACTTAGTAGGGATTCGTATGCGTCAGTGCGTGTAACGACCTTAAGAGCCGCGTTCGCTTGGTCATCGAATGCAAAACTGTCTAAGCGGCAATGACGCTCCGCATCGGATGGATAGGATAATCAGCCACCGTGTGGTGGATTGATGGCCTACCAAATGCAGATAACGTCGGTTTAATTTTTTCATCTCATGGCTTGTACCAATGTCTTCAACGCCTTCGCCGTAGCGACTGAGTCGCTCGCGCAGGACGTCTATAAACGCGCCTCGTACCGCTCGATGTGGCTCAATATGATTGAGCGCGGCGAGTATCCTCAAGGTACGGGTTTGACCCAGACCTCGTTCACCACCACTTCCATCGAGCCTACTGCGGCTGAGGAATGGTCGGCCATCACCCTTGCCAGTGGCGAAAACGCTGGCGCTTGCGGTGTCACCTACAACGACGTTCCGGTCGGCTATAATGCCGTTACTTGGAGTCCTGAGCGTTTCGCGCTGAAAGGTCCGTTGCTCTGTAAGGATGATCTGACCTTTGATCATCGCGTCGAGGCGTTCTTGCGCGTGTACTTGGAGAAGCTGTCCATCCGTGCGCAGCGTTCTTGGGAGACTCGCTATCAGAATATGTTCGCCAAGTATGCCATCAAGGCAGTGGCCGACTCGTCCTTCACTCAGGTTGAGACGATTCCCTCTGGCGTGAATGAGTTGCCGTGGATTCAGACCGGATCTGCTGGTCAGGCGCTCAATCAGTCCACCTCTGAGTTGACTCAGGAGATGCTCGATGTCGCTGCCGCTACGTTGATTCGTAACGGTGCGACGAATCCTGATAGCTCTGGCTTCATCAGCTACTCAAGCGACGGCCCAGTGTTCCCGTTGTACATCGGCTTGGAAGCCAGCCAGCGCATCGCTCAGAACAACCCTGCGTTCCGCGATGACTTGCGCTACGCTGATCAGGGTACTGGCGCTGGTGCGGAGTTGCTTAAGCGCATTGGTGCGAACCGGGTTATCAAGAACTTCCGGCATGTGCCGAATTTGTTCCCGCCCCGGTACAGCTACGCTGGCGGCAAGTACACGCTGGTTCAGCCGTTCACCAGCACATCCGGTACGAAGGGTACTGTGTTCAGCGTCAATCCGAGCTGGACGACCGCCGCGTACGAGGCCGCGTTCATCGTGACTCCGTATGTGTTCAAGTCGCACATCGTGCGTCCTGTGAACCGCGTTGGCGATTTGGCGTGGATGCCGACCAACTACATGGGCGAGTGGCAGTGGGTGACTGGTGCCTACAAGCTCGACACTGATTGTCCCGATCCTTTGGACAAGAAGGGTCAGCATTATGCTGAGTTCATTCACGCGCCGGAACCTATCTTCACTAACCAAGGAATGACTATTATCTTTAGGCGCTGCACAGGCGCCCTTACTCAAATAATTTGCAGTTAGTTTTTGCTTTTATTTGATTTCAACCCCGTCAGAGAAATCTGTCGGGGTTTTTCACTTCCTTGACATTGCTGAAAAAGAGAATAAAATTGTAGTCGATGAGCAAATTAAAACGTGGGCAGCAACGTGAATGCGATGATTGGTTGTTTTGGCAATACCTTTCTGACGGGCGAGAATACTGGGTTTCTAGGTCGAGATATTTGGAGTTGAAACAGCGAGATACGGATCGTTTTGCGAAGAAATACGAAACGGACAAGGAACGCATAAAGCAATCTGCTAGGGAGTATTATCTCCAGAACAAGGAGCAGGTGGCGGAAAAAAACTTGGAGTATTATCGCATAAACAAAGATTCGGTTAGATTAACTCAAAAAGAGTATCGAAATCGTCTCAAGGAATTGGCCGATGAGTGGTTCACAAAAAACGACCCTGACGGTCTGCTTCGAAACATGAAGCGCGGGCATCGTAGCGATGGCGGGATGATTTTCTGGGGATTTCAAAATCCGCATCCAGATGGGTCATGTCGAATGGTTTGGATGAACGAGTCTGATTTTGAAAGCAAACGGTCGGCTGAACTTGAAAGGCTTAGAAAGCGATACGCTTCAAACAAAGATTTTCACATTCAAAAAACCAAAGAATACCAAGTTAAAAACGCCGATGCGATTCGCGAAAGTAGGCGTCTTTACCGCCAGAAAAACGCGGCAAAGATTAAGTTGGCCAAACAGAGGTACGGCATTGAAAACCGAGAGAAGCTTTCTAAAGCATTGGCAAATCATCGCGCCAATAATCCGATAGTTCGAATGGCCAACTCAATGCGCCGCTCAATACGCCGATATTTGGACGCTGGTCAAAAAGGAGAGATGAGCAGCTTTGAAATCATCGGTTGCTCAAAGGATGATCTTCGGAAGCATCTTGAATCGAAGTTCAGAGATGGCATGACTTGGCAGAATTATGGAAAGCACTGGCACATCGACCACATTATCCCGTTGATTTCATCTAAGTCGGTGGACGAGATAAAGAGGCTTTGCCACTGGACGAATCTTCAGCCTCTAACCGCGTTCGAGAATATTTCCAAAGGCGCTAAAATTCCTGTTGCAGGATGTCAGTGACGGGACAATTGTTGCCGCGTTGGATCAGTGGGTTAAATGCTTGTAAAGCGCCTCGTTGTGAGGCACCCCGTCACCTTCCCGAAAAGTTGGTGGCGGGTTTTTTATTGCCTGCTACTCGGATAGGCGTTGACATCCCAATACATGGAGTAATGCTCCCCGTATGCCGAGTTTTACTCTCCCAAAAGGCGTTGAGATTCCTGAAAACCTCGCTGAAGGTGAAGCGTTCCAGACGATGGCGACGATTGTCCTTGGCAAGAACGGTAAGGCCGAGTTTATCGAGATTGATGGCGTGGCTATCCCCGGATACGAGAAGAAGTCGAAGGGCAAGAAGCTGGCTGAGCGTGGTGAGGAGGAGTACGAGGAGGAGGAGGAGGAGACGGCTCCCGGCGGCGGCGGTTTCATTGCTGAAGTGATGCAGCGTGGTGCAGGTCCGATGGCTTAATTCAAAGATAAAAGCGTATGGCTGACATTACATGCACTGAAGCGGCAACGCTATTGAGCGAGGTTCAACCTCTTGGATGTCGCTCGCCGTGGGAGCGTGATATGGCCAAGCTGGCCCTTCTGAATCGCATTGCTGATGGAGCTGGAACGGCGGCGGCTAATGCTGCTGGATTTGGAACTGTTCGTTCGGTGACGGCGTCCACGGCGATTGTGTCGAGTGATTTTGCGATTATCGCAAACTCGACATCGGGAGCGATTACGGTTTCGCTTCCACCGGCTGCTACGGCGGTTGGTCGTATCTTTTTCGTGAAGCGGGTGAATACTGGCGCGAACAATGTGACTGTCGATCCGTTTGGTGCTGAAACGATTGATGGAGCGGCGACTCATGTTTTGACCGCTCAATGGGCGAGGGTTGAATTTATTAGCAACGGAACGGCTTGGTTCCTTGTAGCACACCAATAACATGGCCGACTCTTCATCCATCACTTGTACGGAAGCTGCTGAGCTGATTGCCGAGGTTTCGGCAACTGGATGTCGTTCTCCGTGGGAGATGGACATGATTGAGTTGGCACTGTTGAATCGCATTTCTGATTCTGGTGGTGCTGGTGGATTTCAGCTTACGGCTGATTTGACTTCGATTACGGCGGATGTGACGACCATTACTGCGGATCAGACCCAATTTTAGAAAACACTTCATACCATGGCAAAACAGACTATCAACATCGGCGCATCGCCGAACGATGGAACGGGGACGCCTCTGCGTACTTCGTTCGATTACACCAACCAGAACTTCACCGAGCTGTACACGGCTCTTGGTGGTGGCGTTGGTCTTCCCGGCGCAACGACTCAAGTCATCTTCAATGATGGCGGAACGAATTTGGCAGGCGACGCCGGTCTGGTTTACAACAAGACGACCGATGCGCTGACCGTTGCCGGACTCGTCACCGCTGGCTCCGCCACCATCACCGGCGATCTGACGGTGGATGCCTCGACGCTGAAGGTTGATTCGACGAACGATCGGGTGGGTATTGGGACGGCGAGTCCTGCAACGGCTCTCGACGTAAATGGCGACATCACTCAACGGAATGGTTCCGGCACGATTATTGGAAACATTCAGAACAGCGCTGGCCTGTACGATGTAAAAGCCAGCGCAAATGTCACGGGTCTTCAGCTTTCGACCGCTGCTGCGACTCCAATAGTTTTCGCTCTCAACAACGTCGAAGCCATGCGCCTCAACGCCACCGGACTTGGGGTGGGGGGCGTGCCGTCTGGAACTAATCGTTTTCTTATATTCAATGGAGCCACTCAAGCACTCACGCTTGATACGTCGGGGAATTTGCTGGTGGGGACGACTACGAACACCAACGGCTCGCGGGTTTTTGCTCGCGGAACTGGTGGAGCCACTACGCTGGCCATTCAAAGCTCGACTGGTGATACTGCAAACCCCGGTCTTCTTATTGGTAAGTTCGACAACGACAGTACCACTTCTCAGATTCTTGTTCGATTCACAATCAACAACAACTCTGGAGGATCGGGTCAAATCAACGCAAACGGTGCAAGCCAAGCCGCTTTCGGTTCGTACTCCGATTCTCGGCTGAAGGAGAATATTGTAAACCTTCCTTCGCAGCTTGCGAGCGTCTTGTCGCTGCGTCCCGTTGAGTTTGATTACAAAGACGGCTCCGGTCATCAGATCGGTTTCGTTGCTCAGGAGATGCAGGAAGTCTATTCCGACGCCGTTGGCGAACAGAACGGATTCCTGACCGTCACTGGCTGGAGCAAGACTGAAGCTCGACTTGTGTCGGCCATCAAAGAACTCGCTGCTCGCGTCCAAACCCTCGAAACCCGCTAATATGCCCACCCTCACTTGGCTCATCGAAACCCTCTGGGTTCGTCCCGTCGAAGGCTCTCTCACCGATGTCGTCGTCACCGCCGCATGGCGGTGCAATAGCGTCGAGACTATCGGCACCGGAGACGAAGCAAAAACATACACTGGAACCGCTTACGGCTCGTGCAGCTTCGCTCCGCCCACCGGATCATTCACTCCGTATCTCGACCTAGAACCAGAACAGGTTCTCGGTTGGTGCTACGTCAACGGCGTGGACAAGACCGCCATCGAAGCGAACGTCTCGCTCCAGATCGAGAACCAGATCAACCCGCCCGTGGTCGTCCTGCCGCTGCCGTGGGTGCCGCAGCCTTTACCGCTGCCGTGGGTGCCGCAGCCTTTACCGCTGCCGTGGGTGCCGCAGCCTTTACCGCTGCCGTGGGTGCCGCAGCCTTTACCGCTGCCGCCTCCGGTTGCGGAAAATGTTGCAACGGCTGATTCGATTGTCGATGCTCCGTCGGCATGATTAAAATTGAACTGACCGCCGAACAAGCGCACGCCCTCCTGCAACTCATCGACATTGCCATCAAGGTTGGTGGCTACCAGAACGCCAAGGTCGGCGTTCCTTTGACCGACATCATCCTCGCAGCAGCACAACCAAAAGCATCCGAGTAAATGGACACATCCAATCACGGCGGTGACACAAATCAGATGATCGCCTCCATAGGAGTAGCAGCAGCGGCTACCGCTGTCTCGTTTCTCCCCTGGCTCACCGACATCGTTCGACTCGTCACCGCCGTGATTGGCTTACTGTGCGCCATCTACGCGGCCTACAAACTCTTTCGATCCAAATGAAAAACACCAAGACCACTCTCGCCGGCATCGGTGCCATCCTGGTCGCTGTTGGCGGGGCTCTCAAAGCCCTGTTCGACGGTGATCCGACCACCCATCTGGACATCACCACGACCATCGCAGCGGTCACCGCTGGCATCGGTCTGATCTGGGCCAAGGACGCCAAGGACGCCGAGAAAAAGGCAGAATGAACATAATCGAGCAGATCGTGACAGCCATCCTAAAATGGCTGACCGGTTTGGCTAAAACTCAACCCACAGCCGAAGATGCAAAACCAGACCCTGAGCTTAAACAAAAGCTGCTGGATCGCATTGATAAGTCTGGCCTCTAGCTGTGGCTGCGCCACCCGTGTGGTCTATGTGCCCCACGGAGAGCCTGTGCGCCTGGCTGAGAGCGTTAAGGCGAAGGTTTGGGTCATTGACGCCAACGGCAAATCGGTGCGTAGTAATAACCGCATCATCATCCACGAAGGCTGGTATGCACTACCAAAGGACAAATGAGCAATAACGCACCATACAAAGGCTCCCCGCCACTCTCACGACCAAGCGGAAGCGGACCTTACAAACAGTCGCCGCCTCCGAAGCCTCCGATTAAGCCAAGTCCAAAGCCTGCTCCAAGCGGCAGCGGACCGTATCAAGGCGGAAGCGGACCGTATCGAGGCGGAAGCGGACCGTATCGTAAATGATTCAAACGAAAATCCCCCGGCGGTAATAAAAACCATCGGGGGATAATTGTTTCTACGCGTAAAGTCAGCGTCCTAACGAC